CCCCGCTTGCAAGCGGGGTTGCATCAACCTGAGCCGCTGCGATGGCACCCGCGCGGCCCACCGGATCGTCCCTATAGTCATATTCAATCTTGGCGCGCGCAACGTCTGAAATTCCCTGTGCGGCTAGGTTGATCGCATTGCTCACCGCACGGCCTAACTCATCCGCCAGTCGCCCTGCTTGGCTTGCCGCGCCGCTGATTGAACCTGCTGCCCCATCCATGCCGCCTTGAAGTGACCGCGCCTCAAGCCCCGCCTCTGCGATCTTTTCGGCCAGAGCCTTAGCTCCACCCTCCATTTCAGAGATTGGGCCAAGTGCTTCCTCAAGCGCCGCGAGAACGTCTTGAGCAGCAGAGGCGACCTCTTTCGGCCCCCTAGCCTGACCAAGGGCCTCAAGGGCAGATGCAACTGACCGCGCCTGATCTTCGCTTAGACCCAACTCAGAACGCATGGCTTTAAGCGTTTCATTCAGGTTGGTGACGCCCTGCATCTGCTGCAAGCCGCCAAGCGCCTTATCTTCAAACGTACCAAACTGCCGTGACAGTGCGCGAGTGGTGTCCTCAAGCTCTGTGAGTGCCGTACTTTGGCTGATATCCCGAAGTGCTTGCAGAAACTCTCGCGCAGCCCCCGTCGCGGTCCCGTATTTCTCCGCAATGTCAGCGGTCGGCACAGCAGCACTCTCAACCGCCGACCGATAATCTTGAACGGAGGTCCGTAGAACATCAATCTTATCGTTGAGGCTTTCTGCTTCCTCACCAGTCAAAAACAGGGCGGATGTCAAAGGCACCGCCACAGCCACCACAGCACCCAACACAGCACCAAGGACGCCAAAGCCGCCAAGCAACTGCGGCAACTGCTGACCAAGGGCAACGCTCGCAGCCGTGCCAGCCCCGACCTGTACCGCGAAGTCACCCACCTGATAAGCCACGTTCTGGATGCCGCCCCCCATGCCGCGCGTAGCCCCAGCAAGCCGCTGCGCACCCGCAGTCGCACGCGTGTATTCGGCATTCAGTCGTTCAAGGGCCGCGTCATACTGCTGAGTGTTAAGCGCCCCCAGTTTCTGTGCGCGATTAAGGTCCGCCAGTTCAGCCTCATAACGCTTAGATGCCGCGAAAAGAGGGTCATACTTCGACCGCAAGCGGTCCATCTCCCTCCCAATCGTCGCCGCGCTGGCCTCAGCAGTCTTCGCCATCTTGGCGTTGCTGTAAGAGAACTGCTTTTCGATTTGTGTAGCGCTATCAGAACCCACCTTGCGCGCGCGCGCCATCTGCTTTTCAAACTTGGCAAGAGACGCCTCAAGGCGCAGCATCAAGGCGGTTTCGACTTCAGCCATTATTTCAGCGCCTCCGGTTCGTATTTGGCAAGGATCGCATCGAACTCTTCCTCGGTTGGAGGTTCGGCCTTCTTGCTCCCGGCATTGAAGCCGCGCACCATGTTGATGAAGTCGGAATAGGTCATTTCGCGCAGGTCATTTGGCGACATGTTGAACTCGCGGCAAATTTGGCTGACCTCGGAAAACCGCATCGGCTCAGGCTCTGCGCCGCCACTGGATGTGTCGTCTTCCTCAACGCCTGCCATAAGCGCGATAAGGATATCTCCCGCCAACGCAGCGTTGTCGTGCCACGGCTGATGGTCGAAGTGCTTTTCCATTAGCTGCTTGGCTGCAACCTTATTCTCGCCGCCGCCGATCAGCGCAATTCGGATTGTATGCCAGATGTCCTCAGCACGGAATCTGCCCGAAGATACGCGCAAAAATATCGCGCCAATAGCATCCTTTCCGCAGGCTTCCTCAAGATCGAGAACCCCGCCGAAAGTGAGCCGGAAAAGACGATCCTTCCCGGCCCATTCTGTAACCACCTCAGCCATTAGGTGGCGTCGGTCCAAGTGCGCTGACCCGCACCGGAAATGGTTGCGCTAAATGTTACCTTGCCGCTTGTCTCCTTGCCCAACTCAAGGCCACCCAGATAAGCAGGCAGCGTCCAGAACCCACCGTTATCAACGGCAGATTCATCCAGCAGAATTTTAATGTTCTTTTCAGTGCCGCCATCTGCCCACTCGCGCCATGTGGGCCAAGCCTCAGTTGTCACCATGCCGCTGATAGTGACGCTGGTGTCTTGGCTCTCAAGGTGCCGCACGATAACCGCCGGGATGTCCAACGGGTCGTCACAATCCAGCACAGTGTTTTCGCCAAGGTTGTTCGTCAGCGTGATGCCAAAGGTGTTTGCGCCGCATGTATGCGCGAAGGTTTCAGGGCTACCCCCGTCGCCGAGTTGCACAATAAGACGTGTAGTCTGCTTTCCCGTCGCCATAGTTATTTCTCCTTCTGGGTTGACGGTTTCTTGCCGCCGATAACTTCGGCAACGCCACGGGCCACAAGCGCATCTGCTGTCGCTTGCGGAACCGATGCTTCTGAGCCAGCCTTGAATGATTGGCTTTTGCTCGAACTGATGCGATGATGCGCATCTTGTTTGAGTTTGATTTTCATGGAGGTTTCCTTGTGACGCCTACAATTAAGTTTCTGATTGGGTCTGCTTGCGCGGCCCTAATTGCAGCCGCTGCATACTTGTCCCTGTCCGAGCATCAGGAAAACCAACGGCAAGCGCAGGCGCGACAAGCAGTGGCTGATTCAGTGGACGCCCGAAGGAAGAAGAAAAATCTGGATGAGTGCCGAGAGGTCGTCACGGCTTGGGATGACGGCAGCAAAGGCCCAGCCATCAAGAAATACGGGACAGGGGCTAAGGAGGGCATATATTTCTGCCGCGCCTTAATAGACCTTTCTAAGCCTAGGAACCCTTGATTGCCTTGTTGATATTGCGAGTAAGTCTAGACTTTACCCGCCGTCTTCGTGTCCTCCAGACCGGATAAAAGAAAGGGTTGGCAGGCATGTTCTTAGTGCCGAACTCTTGGAATCGAGCATAGAATGCGTCCCCGCCGCCCGCATAGATCGTGATGCGCAGGGTTGAATATTCCTTGCCCCCCACTGTGCCGACTACCATTGAACCTTCTGGCGCATCACCCCACGTCCAGTTTATGGAATCTCGCAATGTGCCGCCGTTGACGTCACGAACCGGCGCGACCCGCTTCATATCGCTTACGATCTCTTCTGCGTTCTGCTCCAAGGTGTCTAGCGCGGCCTGACGAACCTTATCCGGGATCGCGGCCCACCTTCGGTTGAAGTCTGCCAACCCTTGGGCCATTAGGCATCCTCCATGTTGGCGGTCACGGTTACAATGCCATGACCGGTGATGCCGTCGCTATCCCGAAGAACACGAACCGCCTCTACATTCATTGTAATTAGCGCGCTATCGCCTGCGTCAGCCTCGTACCCGTGCAGCGCCTTCTTAACCGCGTCCGCAATCTCCTTTGCAGGCCGAAGCCGCCCGTGGTCCACCGCCCAGCAGTCAAGCTGGATTGTCTCATACCGCCCGTCGATACACTCCATATCATCAGGGCTGTAATCAGATGGACCAAATGTAATGCAGGGGTAATCTGCGCCCGCTGGCATTCGGTCGAAGATGCGATCTCCCACGAGTGCGTGAACGCCGGTATCCGCCACAAGGCGCTGATAGATGAGGGTTTGTAGGTCAATCGACGTACTCACACTGTCACCCCGCTTTCACACGTCAACTCGATATAACGCCGATCATCTGTAGGGATCGCTGTACGGATATTGTAGATTGTGCCGCTACGCGCATCGCGCATTCGCCATTCTGGGTTGATGGTGCGCGTCTCATCGTTTGCCCAGATAGTCACAACAACGGGCTGCTTGCCCTGCAATCTTGCCGCGACCACAGCTTCACTGCCCCGCAGAAACCGATAATGCGCCCGCGATGTGAATTGCTCGACCCAATCTAGCGCCTCACCACCGGACCCGTCAGGGACGCCAACAAGAGCGTCGAAAGCAACCTTGTAATACATATCAGACGGCTTCATTCGCCCACCTCCCAAGGTCTAGGCTTGCCGTGAAAACAAACAACCCGTGCGCTACTAGGAACGCCCTGCTGGCAATGCTTCTTCCAACTGACCACAGCACCCGGCAAAACGTCCTGCCAGTACGCGCGTCCCTTGGTTAACGGCTCAATGAAACCCTGATCTCCGAACCAGCGCGGCGTCGTGCATCGCGCCATATGCCCGGCAGGGTCTTCGCAGAACCGTTCATAGATGTGCGTGGCGTCGCCGCTCCAAGCCATTAGCCCAGACCCCATTTCGCGAACTCGTGGGTTAAAGTCGCGCAGGGCGATGAACTCATAAGCCGCAGCCGCATCAAAGAACGGGGCAAGATCGCCGCAGACGGTTGTATCAAGATCCATGTAAAGCACCGGCCCAGAGAACCGGAACAACTCTATTTTTGCCCACCAACCGGGCCAATCATGCTTTAGCGCGGGATCACCCACATCAGACAGGCAGATGAACTCGGCATCGGGCGCATATCTCGCGCATTGCATTCGGAGCCGGGCAACGTGGCTCAATTCGTATTCACCGCCGGAACGCAAGACCGTCAAAACCTTCTGATCGGTCATATAACGTCCTCAAATTTGGCCTTGGGGTAATTACGCAGCGCCGACTTCGGCGAGCAGTTCAAAACCTCGATACCCGTCTTTTCGATTTCCCTCGCCGCAGCGTCGATAGATCGCCGCCACCGCTCAGCGTTGCCAGCCGTGGGGTTGTTCAGCCCCGCAGGGTGCGCCCCGTGCCAGTGAAGGCCGTTACGGATGCTCATGTCATAGCCAACCAAAAGGATGCGCTTAACACCGAATTGAACGCCCAAGTTCAGGCAGTGAAAGCCGCTATTCCCGCCCCAGCCTACCGTCCCTTTTGGCTCATGATAAAACCGATCATCCGGCTTCATGCAGATCACCCGCTCAAGCCCCCACTCTTCGCAGGCCGATTGCTCAATGCAGAGTTTTACGCCCTCAAATTCCGGCGCTCCGTCATTCTTATTCCACCAGTTCGCATCGCAGGCGAAAAGCATGTCTGCCCACGGCACCAAGCGCCATGAACTGTTGATAGCGATTACCTTTGCCCGGCCCTTTGCTCGGCTTAGGTCAACGTCCTTTGCGGAGGGTCCGCTCGCCACCAATACAAGCGTTTTGCTCTCCCACTTGGGCCACCAACTAGGCAAGAGGCGGGTCAACGAGGCGATACAAGAGCATTTCGGCGCGGTAGGGCAACCCGCCCGGCCTACCCTTCATTTCGTCGTCGCCCTGAAAGATATGCTGGCCCGTAATGATTGCCGCGCGTTTGATGCGTTCAGGCACAGTTGCCCCGCTTACCAGCTCCCCGCCGCTATCCAAGTCAAGGTAATCTTCGACCCGTTTATCTAGGTAGTCGATCACAGCCTCAGATGCCGCGCCGATGATACCCGTGAGGTCCGCGTCGTCGTCGTCGTGGTAGATATTCAAAGCGTCCTTGAACTCTGCCAGCGTTGCGAGGGTCGCCATCACTTAACCCTCACAGTTTTAGGCTCAGGGGCCGATTTCAACTCACCGTCCTTACCGTCGCGGCCCTTCTTGACCGAAAGACGCCATCCGTCGCCCGTTCCGGGTCGCTCGCCAGTTTCCTTCTGCGCAACCCACATGGACCCGCCAAAGCTGACCACATCGCCAGCCGCGTACTCCTTGCCCTCAGAGAAAACCCCGCGATCCAGCATAACGGGCAGCGAGAAAGACCGCTCAACGATCTTAGCGCCGCGCTGGAACCGGAATGTGAACCCGCGCTCCCCGTCATGCTCAATGTCCATGTCCTCGAAGCCGATGCCATCCGTGCCGTCTTTGCCGGGTGCGCCATCCTTACCAACAATCGCGCCAAGCGTTTTTGTCTCGCCATTTGTTAGGGTCACTGTCAGTTCGCCATCTCGGTCGATAAATGCCCCAGCAAGCCCCACGCCATCCTTGCCATCCGCTCCCTTTTCACCCGGCTGACCGTCTCTACCATCCGCGCCATCTGCCCCGTCTTTTCCGTCTTGGGGCATCGGGATCGCGTCAAGAAACGCCTGCACCTGTTCCTTCAGGTCAGGCAAAACATCATCAATCGTGACGCTTTCCCCATCTTGTCCCGGTGCGCCATCCTTGCCCGGCTCGCCAGCCTCACCCTTTTCAGGCTCCGGCATGTCCGCAAGACGTTTTTCCAGTGAGGCAATGCGCTGCAACAGCGGCGCGGTCTGCGCCTTCACAATACCGGCCAGTTCCTCGCCAAATGCTTTCGCGTCGATCATGCGACCTCCATAGCTTTCCGCATGGAAAGCAGGGTTTCCGCCACGAAGGCGCGTTCTTCTGTTTCTGGGTCAGGCTCAGTCACGGTCGGCTGGGGCTGGGCGCTAGACTGTTCAATCAGCAGCTTGTCACGGGCGGCAATCGCCTCAATGCTATGGTCTTGCTCCTGCATGTAGACCGTGGAACCGCCTGTGATGCCATCAAGGTTCAGCCGCTCCCGACGCTCATCCAGCGTCATGAGGCTTTTGCCGCGCTCCAAGACTTCCATCTGAGTTGCGCTATCCATGCGCAGAAGGCCGTCAACGTCGAAGGCTGTTTTCACCTTAACGCCATCCATGCCTAGCCCATCGTCAAGACAGCTTTCCGCGTCCTCGATCAGACCTTGCAGAGACTGCCCGTAATACTCGACGTTGAGCGATTGCAGGTTGTTTGCCGTGGGCATAGGGCCAAGCCCAACCTTGTAAAGCGGGATACCGTATGTCGTGGCAATCGTCTCGGACGTCCATTTCAATTGCTCAACAAGCTGAGCATCCGAGGCCGCAACCGTGATGGGGTCAAACTTCAATCCATCGCCCATAACCGCGATCTTGCCCGCGTTCTTCCCGGTGTAGCTAGTCTCAAAAGCCTCTTTCAGACGCTTTGCCGTCTCATCCCCGATCTTACCGGGGGCCGACAAAATGCCACCCGGCTGCGCCTGATTCCCAAAGAAATTCGTGCTGCTCTCTGAGATATTCTGGCTTTGGGTCGCGGCCACTCCGTTAGCGTAAATTGGCGAAAGCCCAACAAGAGGGTGGAAGAGACAGTTCCAGCGGTCATGGATGACTTCAGAGGCCGGTACCGTCACGGAGGTATTCACCCCGGAAAGGTTGTCGTCAGCCAATTGATAGAACACGTCACCGCTATCAGAAACCAGCACCTGAACCCGGTTAGGGTCTAGGATGTGCAGCTTTTGAACCGTGCGGCGCTCATCGCGCTGCTTCAAAACGTATGTATTGCCCGCCGACAGCTTGGACAGGAACCAAACCTCAAAGAATTGGTTGCGCGTCTGGAAATGGTTGGGCTTGCGCAGCAATCTAGCCGCCTGTGCGCCCTCAGTTTCCTTCCATACCCGACCATCGCGGCGCATCACCATAACGCGCAACTTCGCGATATCGCGGGCAATCATGCTCTGGCAGCGGAAAACGAACGGGTTCGCCAGAACGCTGTTGCGGTCAACAGTGATGTTGCGCTGCCAGTTTCCGGTATTCGCCTCATAAATGGGATGCCATCCCGAATTTGGGACGTTATTTAGCGCTTTCTGGCGCGTAATGTTTAGCCCCAAGAATTTCATAGTTTAGCCCGCCTCTGCGATCTTCTCACGCAAGGTAGCGGCATCCCACCCGCCGAAGGGCTTCTTGCCAAGCACCCGCTTATATTCCTCGCGCAGCACTGTCCGCTCATCGGTCTGGACAGGTGCATCGGTCGCTTCATCAGCCTGCATATCGCGGCGATTATAACCGAGTTTCGCGGCGATCTTGGCAAAACGCGGGTCACGCGCCGCCATCATTCGGTTTGCGTAGTTTTGGCGCATGTGGGGAACTCCAATAGAGGTGTAGGCCGGGCCGAATGGCCCGACCTGTTATCGGTTAGGCGCTAGGGAGACCCCAGTTCACCGAATCCAGAACCGCAACCGCCGAGGCACGACGCTTCGACCAGTTCAGAATGCGCTCAGCGCGGAACGCAACCGAGTTGGTCTGCCACATCGACACCATGGAAGTCGCGGTGCCGGTTGCCGAGGCGTTGGTCGGGTTGTCCAGCATCTGCAACGAAGCCTCACGGGACATATCCACGGCAACACCGCCTTCATCACCGAAGTAGATATCGGAAGCGTTGGCGAGGGCCACATAGCCGCCAGCAGACACAGGTGCGAGGTATTCCGACACGATAACCGGGATGCCCTCGAAGGTACCACCGCGCATGGTGATGCCGCTGAACTCTTGCTGACCCAGCGGGTTGCGCATCAGGGACAGGGCAAGGGCGGTGTTGGAAGACATGATCCAAACCGCAGTGGACGGCGGGTTGTTCGCGGCCACGAATGTCGCCATCAGCGCACGGATATCTTCGCGGATCGCATCAGCGTCATTGCCTGTCGAAGTGATCGCAGAAACGCCATTGGTGATCGACGCCGGGGATACGCCAGCCGAAGCAGAAACAGCCGGGTCAATGAACGTCTGGTCAATCCGCTCAACAACAGCACCGGCCAGCGCGTCACGCATCAGCATATCAGCCGAAGGAGAAGACTTGCGGATCAGTTCTTCGGTCACAACCGCAATGGCAGCGACTTTCAGTTCATCCAGCGTGGTACGGCTGTAGTCGAAGCTGGTCAGCGGCTTGGGCTGCCCCTCACCGACCCAGTAACCAGTACCGCCGCCAGTCTGACCCAGCAGGGGAACACGGAAGGGGACGGTCCGCAGGCCGGGGATGCCTTCGGTGCCGAACTTGCCAACAATCGTCATGGGGCGCAGGAACTCCGCGAAGTCCGCGTAGATCGACGTTTCTTCGCCAACGAGGTTTTCCGCCCAGTTGCCGGAGATCGAAGACCCAGCCGTGACAGTAGCCTTGCTGACAAGGCCGTACACGTTGGAATCCTCGCCATACAGGCGCTTGGCAACCTCGCGCTTGGGTTCACTGTCCAGATGAGAGATGGCTTTGACTTTGGCCAGTTGCGCAAACTCAATGCCGGGTGCGGCTTTCGCCGCCTTCACTTTCACCGGGGCGCGGTGGTCGCGGGAATCCGAGCCTTCGGACGCCTTTGCGCCAGCCACGGGCTTTGCACCGGCTGCTTTGGTCGCTTCAAGATCACGCAAGTCAGTAAGCTCAGCGTCAATTTCTTTGACCTCAGCTTTGAGAGTGTCAAATTCCTCTTTTTCCTCGGCGGTCTTGCTTTCGCCGCGCTCAACGGCTGCATCTTGGATTTCTTCCATGCGGGCCTGAGATGCCGCACGCTTCGCCTCAAACGCGGCGATTTGCTCTGCAAGAGTTTTCATGTTTTTGCCCTCCTTGGGCGTCAATGATATGGGTTTTCGGTGTTTTCCCGTGACGCCGGGAGCGTTTGCGCCTTTAGCGCGAGGTGCAGCCTTGCCAGTGCCAGTCGCGGCGGGTTTGGCTGCATATTCTTTGACGGTCGCGATGGATGCTTCCGCATTGGCGGGGATTGTCACGGCGCTAAGCTCTAACCATTCCCACTCGTTGAAGCGGACGCCCCAAGTGCCTTCGATCTGCTCGACCTCAAGCCCGCGAAACCCGATAGACAGGCCGCGCACGAGGCCGGATTTGATAAGCGCCCAATACTTGTCAATTTCAGCTGTTACACCGCGCGAAACCTTGGCGACAATCTCAATGCCCTTGGCCGTGACTGTCGCTTCTGTGACGTGCCCAATAGGGTCGCCGTGGTCGTGCTGCCAAAGCAAAGGAATGGGCAACTGAAACTTGGCCCCCTCTGGCATAACCACATCATCCATGCGGTCAGTAGCTGGGGTTGACGCGATGCCGGTAATGGTGCCGGAATCGTCGTCTATTCCCTTGATCTCAAGGGTTGAAAAGGCGCGATCCATAGCGGCCCCCTTTAAATTGTCAGAAATTGATATTCCGGCTGCGCATCGACTTCGGACTTGATGAACCAGCCGAGCGCCATAATCAGCGCCACAGCGCCGTCGATCTTGTTGCCCGGCAGTTCCTTGCGCGGGTAAACGTTGTCTTTGTTGTCGAAGTGACCGACCACGTTGCCGATCATCCAGTTTAGCACCGCGTTGCCGGGGTGATGTATCCGACCTTCACGCATCATAGCGTCAAGAGTCTTTGTCGCTTCGCTCATGTTTGCCACGGTCTGCCGAAACTCATCAGCGGGGAAATTATCCCGCTGAAGGTTACTAATCATGTGCTGCGCCTGCCAAGGGTCAGCCACAACCGCTGAGATATTCCGACCCGGCGTTTCCAGCCTGATTTCGTCCTCAATTACGCCAAAGTCGATAGTCTCGCCCGGTGTGGCGTAGATATCCCCCTGCATTTCCCAACCCCGATACATCGGGTGGCGATCTTCTTCGATAGCCGCGCGGGGCAGGTAGAACGAAGGGAATGCGTAGAAGTGATCCTTCCCATCCACCTTGCGCTTGTAGACGTTCAGCTTGGCTGCAATGTCGATCTTGCTGGCAAGGTCCAGCGCGATAACGCTTTCGTCTTCCGCAAAGTCGGCTTCATCAAGCGATTTGTCTTCGCACTTCCGCCAATGATCCGTGTCAAACAGAGCGTGGTTAGCATCCACCCAGATATCTAGGTGTTTGGTGAAATAATTCGTCCGGTCCTGCGCGTTTTCCTTTGCCTTCGACGCCATCTGCCGAACGTGCGCGGGGTCAACTGAGATGCCATAGTTGGGATTGGCCTTAATCAGCGATTCCTCACAGTATGGGTCGTCTCCCTCATCAATCGTGTAGATGATCCCGAAGGTGGCGTTTGCCATTTCCCCGCTGGACGCCCCAGAAAGCACCTTAGAAACGAAGTCTCGGACCTTGTAGCAAACCCCGTGCTTGTTGAACCCCGCCGTTGTAATCGCCCAGAGCATTGACTGGGGCCGCTTGCCCAAGCCTGTCTCCAACACCTCATAAACTTCCGGCGTCTTGTGCGCGTGAAGCTCATCCACAATCGCCATGTGGATGTTGAGGCCGTCCAGCGTATGACCGTCAGCCGATAGCGCCTGAAACGTACCGTTTGTCCGCTCTTGCGTGATTGCCTGCGCCGGAACTTTGACGCCAAGGCTCTTGAGCATCCCCGGCATTTTGCGCGCCATCGCCTGCGCAACCCTAAACACGATCCGCGCTTGGTCCCGCGTAGTCGCTGCGCTGTAGACCTCCGATCCTTCTTCACCGTCTGCCGCCAGCATATACAGGCCAAGAGGTGAGGAAAGCGCCGACTTGCCGTTGCCGCGCGGCACTTCGATGTAGACGCTGCGAAAGCGCCGATTGCCCTTTATATCCACCCAGCCAAAAGTCGTAGTCAGGATAAACGCCTGCCACGGCTCCAACTTGATCGTCTCACCGCGCCGGGCCAGTTCGCCCTTCACATGAGGGCAAAGCTCTACGAATTTGCAAACCCTCTCGGCTTTCGCCTCATCGAAGCGATAGCCCTCAGGCGGCGATGCCAAGTCATTGACTTGCCGTTGACAGGCTTGCACCACATACCGGCAGGCCGGAATTTCACCAGCGACGACTTGCTCTGCATATCGCCGCGCCGTTTCAACGTGGCTCACTGCATACCAAACTGAGAAAAGGGATCATCCGGCTCATCGTCTTTCCCTTGATGTACTTTCGACCGATCCACAGGCGTTGCACCAAGCGATGAAATGGCTTGGCGGTACGCCGTGAAGAACGAGGCGGGCAGATCGGGCGTCTTGCCCATGATCTCTGCCCGCATGATTGACGCGACCTCAAGCGCCGCCCGATCCTCATACACCAGCCAACCGAGTTCGCTGGCGAATGTCTTCCACGCCTTCTTCGCATTTGGACTGAGATAATCTGGCGCAGAGCCAACCCCCTTGCCGCTCATCTCAGGGTCAGAGCGATCACGGAACCGCTGAGGGTCTTTCGCCGCTGCGCCGGTCAACTTGGCCTTCGATGTAGGCACTCTAGGACGCGGCATATATATTCACCTTACCGAATGTTTGAATTGCGGATGTTTACGTTAGATGGGTTGGTCGGTTTCCAAGATGGACCCATTTTCAAACTCAGACACCCCCCCTACCGGGTACCCGTCCAGACCCACCGGCCTGTAAGCCAGCTTTGCACGCTCAATTGCCTCCACATCATCACCGTAACGGTCCTCAATGCTGCGGCAGGGTCCATCGTGACAGCCTTTGCATACCGACCGAAGATTGCCGGGGTCGAAGTGTCCCGCCTCATAGAGGTGATGCGGCCTTGTGTGATCCACTACCGCGCTTGTGCGCTTGCGTTTGCCTTGCTCTAGCAGGGTGCCGCACATCCGGCATGTCCATAGGTCTCGGTCTAGCACCTCAAGCCGGAGCCTGCGCCAACGTGGCGTCCTGTGAAGATCAGCCACTACCTGCTGCCCTCATGTCTCCATGCCATGTGGTTAGCCTCGCTGGGGGTTTGCGTATCGCCGCCGCGTTGCGCCTATGTGCGCTGAGAAATGGCGGAAAGCCGAGGAGTCGAACCCCCATCCTTTCGGAGTCGTCACGGTTTTCAAGACCGCTTGC